AACCAGTTTTACCGTTCCCGGACCGTCTGCGGCAGATACCACAATACAATCTCCAGCACCAGCTTCTTTAGCCCAGCGTACATAATCGCTGTCATTTCCAAGATAGGTCATGCTGTTGGCATATTCAGCGGCTATTCTGTCGTAGTAATCGTCGTTGCTCTCTGTTTCTGTGCCTCCTGTGACTGCTTCATCATTGATAATCTCTGATACTGCTTTATCCGGCTTTGCCATGATACAGATTGTTTTTGCAGCCACATTTGACTGTGTACCGGCTTCCACTGCGGTAATGGCTACCTTACCCGTTCCCTCCTCGCCTATCGTGCAATCTTCATCAGTTGCAAATTCAAGCGACGGAGAACTGTCTGTTGCTGGTGCGCAAAACACCGTACCGGCTAAAATCTCCGCTCCGGATGTTCCGGTTATTCTGATATGCCCGGAGGCGTGCTGTGCTTCCTGCCTTGGAAGATGTACCTGCTGACCGTGTAAATCCAACCAGTCGTCCCATGCGTACTGCGGAAACGCAATCATCAAAGCTCTTGCCATGTGATAATTGATGAACTCTGACTTTTCAATCGCCGCTGGCATAGTAAAATCATAGGGAAAACCTCCCGGCATATCGTCTATGTCGTCTGGAAGATTCGCCATCATTCTTTCGTGTATCTCCTCCTCTGTGCTTCCCTGCATAAAATCAGGCTGTATAAATTCAGGTTGTGCCATGTCTACCACCTCCTCAAATGCTTATCCTGAATAATTTATCCCACTCAATACCCTTTACCAAAAAGGTACAGTGCATTTCGTCGGCGTTCCATGTGAAATTAAAATCTGTGACATATTCTGTTCGTGGATTGACTTTCAAGGCTTCCGTAAGCGTCCTTTCAACCATTGATTCAACCACTTTCTGATTGTCGGCAGCTAAAGCCTCCTCCAGCTCCGTCCCTATGTCATTTGTATAGGCAAGGCAGGAATACCGCTCCGTCTGTGCAATCTTGAAGCACCAAATCATAAAGCCCTCCTCGCCTGAACATTCCACCATTCTGTACGCTCCGTCCCTGACAAAATCGCCCTTTTCAGCGTCCCATTTTGCAGTCCGCTTGTACTTGATGTCATATTCTGAACTTTCTTCTATGAAATCAGGAACTTCCACGATTTGTAGTGATGTATTCGCCATGCCTGCCTCCTTTCTATGAGCTTACGATAACATCAATAATGACCGCCTCGTTCTGAACCCACGCCACAAGTACCCTGTCTCCGGCTTTTACTACCGGCGGTGCTACCGTATGGCTGTGGCTTCCGGTATTTACCTTTGGTGTCTGATTCTCATGTCCTGAATGACCGCCGCCGGATATGGTAAAGCTCAATCCTCCAACATGGCGGCATATTGAATACTCGCCCTTTGGGATTGATACCGGAAATGTATTTGTTGTCAAGCTACCATTCGCCTGTATTTCTCCAAAATCTAAAGCAAGAGGGGTTTCCCCCTCTCGTTTCATTCTATCGCATAAGACATTCGCCAGCTTATTTGTACCGGCGTTCTCGTCAAACGACTGTGTATCTGCCATTGTCTACGCCTCCTTAATCAAAAGTGCCGTCATCAACCCAGCCATATACATTGCTGGAACTGTCAGTGTGTATCAGGTGCCATGGGTGGGCTTTGCCTGAACCATTTGCAATCGTTATCTTTGCTTTACCGGCTCTTGCATTGTAGCCCTTTGAGCCAGAATAGCTGCTGACATAATGAGTGCCGCCATGAAAATTGACAATATCTCCGACTTTATATTCTTTCTTCGATTCTGTCTGATTCTCTTTGACGGTTTCCGTCTTTGCAAGCTCCAGCTCCATTGTCATACTAGAGGTTTCGCAGTCGTGCCGGATTCCATTCACATAATAATAATTGTCTGAAACTCCAGCCATGACATAGACTAAATCCCCTTTCCTGATATATGGCACATCTGGAGCTGATAATGTGATTTGCTCGTCTGGAGAGCCTTTGTCGTCAAGAATCTCCTGTGCGGCTGTCTTTGCGTCATCTAAGGATTCGTCAGAACCTCTGGTGTAAATTCTCTGCCTGATACCATATTTTGTCAGACCGTTCAATGTGGCTTCTACACTTGACTGTCCCTCGTCATCAGCTTTACCTATAACTCGTACTCTGGTTACAAGCTCCGCTGTACTGATTGAGTGGCTGACGGATTTTGTATTGTCCGTCTTGAACACATAAACATCTGTATTGCTTCCACGCTCCACTACATCTGCATATCCTTTCGTTGACCGTATGATATAGGTACCGGCTCCCTTTTTCTTTGCGTCGTCCAGAACATCAAGAATGATGTCCGAACCGTAGGAACTGTTGTATTTGAGCTTTCCATGTGACACATTCGGTCCTGAATATCCGTTTGTCGGAATCTCGTAATCGTCAAACAAGCCTGTTATAATCGACTGTGTTCCGGTTCCTGATGAATAAAATCTGTTATCCTGTGACTTCTGTAAATCATAGAGCTTGTCATAATTCGTACATTTCAGGTCGTCGCTGCTATTCTGCAATGTCGGATTCCATTCGGCTACATATCCTCTGGCTACTTCGTCGTCGTGTACGCCGTCGGTCGCAAATATGCCAACAAGACACCCCGGCTTTATCAGTGATGATAATTTGCCAACGGATGTCTTGTCGTTTCGGACTGTGAATGAGCTTCTAACAGCAATTTCATTTTTGTTTTCTTCCCACCCAAGCCCATGAATGTATTCTTTGATATTGTACTGGTTGCCGCTTTCATCAATAACGGCGGCTCGGTAGGAAATCTTTGATAAATCTATCATGCAATCCCTCCCTTATGCCGCCGGTATCGTGATTGTTGTTCCCGGATAAATCCAGTGTCCATGGTCGGAACCGCTCTTGCGGTGTTTCTTCGCTGCTTCCTCGATAATTGAGGAATTAGCGTCGTATATCTTCGTCCACTTCGTGCCGCTTCCCAACTTCTTTGAAGCGATTCCCCAGAGTGTGTCGCCGCTCACAATCGTGTAACTGCTTCCTGAACTCTGGCTGTTGTCGTTTCGTGGTGCTGTCTTTTTCACAAATGCAGCAATTTTCAGCTCGTTTGTGGTGTAAATCTTCAAGTCCTTTGCCTGTGCAAACGAAATGGAGTATTTCACATTGCCGTATGCACCATAAATCTCCGGCTGGAATGAAGAAATTGTGACATCAAGGTTAATCCATGAATCTGTCACAATCAGGTTGAGCCTCGTGCCGTTCTCCTGCCATTCTCTAAGCTGTGCCACGCAAGCATTAGGTAGCTGATAATAGGCTTTATTTACGACGCTCTCATTTCTCTTGGAGTATCCGAAAAACTCTCCACTCCATTTGATTTCTGAAACATCAGTACCCTTTGGCACCTTTACGGTGCCTTTGGATATGATGTCAAAACTCTGGTACTTCGCCCCCAGCGTTCCGCTTATGCTTTCAGGATTCGCCGGGAATGTAAAGGTCTTTCCTGTGCTTACATCTCTAAGCCTTATGATAATTTCCTGTGCCATACCCTACGCCTCCTTTGCTGTTGGCATATTTGAAAATACCTTTTCCAGACGGTCTGCAATCTCGCCTCCCAGCTCGTCTGCCATAGCTTTCATGTTCTTTCTGATGATTGCCATTATGTCATCTTCTGACTTACCGCCTGAACCGTCAATTACAAATTGTGGCGATACCGATACGCTGACCGGTACCGAAATACTGTTGCCTCCGCTCTGCTCTGGTTGTACGCTGACCGGTTCATATGCAGTAGGATTGTCCTCTGTATTATCCCCTGTCGCTTCGTAATTGCCGATAGGAGCGTTTTTAATCGCTTCACTGAACAAATTATAGTCTGTGAGCTTTGAGCCTGAATTTGAGCCAGCCACATAACCGCCCTCTGCGTGTTCCTGAACGCCTAAAGCAGCACCGGCTTTCTGGTACAAATCAAGAGCGTCTGCCCTGCGGCTCGGATTCGTAGGAATAATGAACTCTCCCCAGCCCTCCTCTGCCAGCCATGACAACTGCGGACCGCCTGATACATAGCCTCCGGCGGCGTGCTTTGATGTTCCTGTGTTAGGAAGTGTTATTGTCGGTTGCTTCGTCAGGTTGTATGTCGGGTTGATGTTTACCGTTGGGCTGATTGTAAATGGGCTTTCTGTTGCTGCTGAAAGCTGTGTCTGAATGTTTGTCCTGAATAATGATGAACTGTCGGAGAGGCTTGAAGTCACTCCGTTATTGAGTGATGTGCCAAGACCGCTTCCGGCAGTCTGCCATTCCGTTTGAAGCTGTGCGTAATACTCATTCGATATTGGACCATAATTCTTCATAGCTTCCTCGAATGAACGCTGCGCCGTTTCGTCTGGCATGTACTTACTCATAAATGAATTAAGTGTGTCATCATCAAGACTGTTCTCCAATGCACTCCTGATTGTTTCAACATAAGAATCTATCGCTGTCTGGTAATCTTCGCCAAACATGGTAGCCCATTCTTCCAGTGACATATCAATTTGCTGTACGCCTCCGTCTACTGCCGCAACGCCAGCGTCTTTGTATATCTGGTTCAAGTCATTATTCGTCAAAGAATCCCAGTCGATAGCCTCTTTGATTTCTTCGGCTGTCGGTATGGAATCCTTGTAGTTCTGCAATATTTCGTCTTTTACGCCCTGTGGTACCGCCTGTGCCGCACTCTGGAGTTCTTTGTAGATATTCTCAAACGCCGAACCGTTGCTATCTGCCAAATCTTCCAATCCGAACCACGAAGCAACTTGCTCTTGCGTCCATTTTGTAGAATCCGGAGATTTTAATAAAGCTTCATTCATAGCGGTTTGCAGCTTGTCTGAAATCGAGCCCTCCAAATCAGGAAGAATACCGTCCAGTTCTGTGTCCCACGCTTCCGCTATGGTATCGAGATTGAAGCTCTGCACTCTGACATTCATTTCATTCATTTGTGCAGTATAGTTCTGTGTAGCTTCCTGAACGGCTGCGTCGTAATCTTCCTGACTGATTGCACCGTCTGAAAGCTGGAGTTTCAGGTTCGTTAATGTAATCTCCAATGCAGAATCATAATTTTCAGTCCAGCTTTCCACCTGTGCTTTTAATTCCTCCTGCATTTGCGTAAAGGAATCGTATGTTAGCCCAGCACCGCTACCGTACTTGATTTTCAAAACATCAAGGCTTGCCTCCTCCTGTGCAGATGACAACTTGCTTGTGATGTCCTGTATCTGCTGTTGCAGGTTCAGGATTTCGTCCTGTTCGTCAAGCTGAATAACTCCGTCCTGTAATGCGATTGTCACTTTGTCACTCAACTGTGCTGTGAGGTCGTCAATCTGCGTTTTCATGCCGGAATACATATTATCAAGCCCGGTAGTATCTGCACCGCTTCCGTTAATGAGCTTTAGTGCAACTGTGGCTTGATAGTGATTATCCTCTATGTACTGGCTCGCTGATTTTGCAAAGTTATCAATCGCCTTTTTGTAGTCATCCTTTTCTGTTTCGTCAAGTTCCATACCGAGACTTGCTTTCCAGTTCTGCTTCTTTAAGTCGCTTATCGTGGATTTTAGGCTTGCAAGGTCTGAACTGACTGTATCGGTTGCCTTTGAAAACTCTGTTACGCTTTCAATGGATTTTCCGAATGTGATTTCCTGTGCAAGGTCTTTAATTTCTGTGAGAGATAGCGTAATGTCGCCAAATGCTTCCTGTGCGACTTTCGCCATATCCTCATTGATATAATTTGCCAGTTCCTCTGCTGTCAGGTTCGTATCTTTCATAGCTTCGTTCAGGTCGTCGTTTGCAAAATGCACCTTGTCAATGGATAAGCCTGTGACCTCATAGACACGCTTTGCACGCTCGGCTTGCTTTTCCATTTCCTCTACATTGTCCTGATATTCTTCCTTGACCTTATTCCCTTTTATCCAGCCAGCAATACCGCCGACACCGGCACCTACCAAAGCACCTACCGCTGTACCAAGTCCCGGAATGATAGAACCGATTGCTGCACCTGTGGCTGCTCCGGCTGCAACTCCTCCAGCTTTCCATGCAGCAGATTCGCCGTATGCAGACTTTTCAGCCTTGTTGTCGGATTTTATTGCCTTGTATGTGTCAATACCGGCGCTGATAAGGGTTGCTCCTCCGGCTATCGCACCTGCTCCAGCCGCCATACCTGTTGCCGCTAAAGCTCCGGCTCCCATTGAAGCACCGCCAGCAAGGTTTCCGGCTCCTAAGTCAATGGCAAGCATAGCCGACTTTCCAAGCAATCCTGAACCTGTTGCCGCTGAACCCATGAGCGTACCGGCTAATGAAGTGCCGGCTGTACCTTTTCCAAATATTGCCTTGCCAAGCCCTGCGGCACCTTTACCCATGCCTACAAGTGGTGTAGCAATCTTCATCAGGAGTGCCGCCGACAATACAGATGATAAATCAGCGGATTCTCCACCCGGAAGCAGTTTAGACGCTTTGCTCACTACGGAACCCAAACCGTCCCATAGCTTACTTGCTACTGCGTCAAAGTCAAAACCCTCTGAAAAGCCCTTTGCAAATGAAGCTCCCAGAGTGTTTCCCTCGTCTATGGTTTCTGAAATGTCAATGCCTAAAATGGTCGCAACGCCGACTGTTAAGCCTGTTCCGATTGCATTACCAATATCTCCGGCAATCACATTCATTTTTGCTTTCCCTTTGGAACTCCACCATTCGGAGAACGGCTGTACTATGTACTCGTCCCAGAGGATTTTGCCCTTACCAAAAAAGTCCGCATTCTGCCATTCGTCAGTTGCGGAAATGTCCTTGAATTTTCTCTTTATGCTGTCAAGTTTACGCTCCGCAGAATCCATAGCGTCACTGAATAACTGTTCTGCCTTTGGAACCTGTGCTGTGAGCCACTGTACTATATCTCGGAGCCAAGAGTTTGACATACGCTCTCCCAGTGAGATTTTCAGACCGTCAACCGCCGACTGGAACAATGTAATGTCTCCAGAAAGATTGTCCATCATGGTATCAGACATTCGCTTTGAAGCTCCGTCTGCGTTTGAGATAGCGTCTGCCAGTTTATTGTAATCGTCCTCGGAAGCATTCAGGATTGCCAGCAAGCCTTTCTGTGCCTCCATACCGGCTACGGTGTTGGCAAGGTTTGATTTCTGCTCCTGATTCATTCCCTTTGTGGCTTCCCTTAATTCTCCCATGACAGTACCAAGCGGTCTTGCGTTACCTGCACTGTCATAGAAATTAACTCCCAGAGCTGCTATTGCGTCTGCCGCTCCGCTAGAGTTTGTAGCAAGTCTTGTGAGAACTGAATTAAGTGATGTACCTGCCTGTGTGGACTTGATACCGCTGTTCGCCATTAAGCCGGTCATTAAAGCTACATCTTCGATTGAGTAACTAAGGGAACCAGCCATAGACGCTACATACTTAAATGTTTCTCCCATCATGCCTACATCAGTGTTCGCACTTGATGAAGCCTGTGCCAGTACATCTGAAAAATGCGTTGCGTCGCTGGCTTTCAAACCAAACGCCGTCAACGCATCTGTTACAATGTCAGAGGTTGTTCCTAAATCTTCCCCGGAGGCTGCCGCCAGATTCAAGATACCCTCTATGCCGCCCATCATCTGTTCAGCGTTCCAGCCTGCCATAGCCATGTAGTTAAACGCCTCTGCTGATTCTGCGGCTGTAAATTTTGTCGTCGCTCCCATTTCCTTTGCTTTCGCCGTAAGTCGTGTGAGGTCCGACTGTGTAGAACCACTTATAGCCTGCACCTGTGACATAGCAGCCTCAAAGTCCTTATAGGTGTTTATTGTATCGGCAAGCCCGACACTCACTCCGAGGACTGCTCCGGCTTGGAGGATAGGGTTCTTAAGTAGGTTTATAACGCCCCTTATCGGGGCTGTTGCATAATCAACAGCTTTCAGTGTGACATTCCATGCTCTGCTTCCAAAGTTCTTTAAGCCTGAACCAATAGTTTGTAGCACCGGAGTAATCTTGTCTTTGGCTTCCAGAAGCACTTCGTACTTCTCTTTCGCCCATGACGCAAGCGATTTCTGCGTTTTTTGTGCCGACTTGTCAAACTTTGACACCGTTTCTCCGGCTTTTTTCGTGGAACTGTTTGCCTTGTCCGCTGCGTCTTTCATTTTATTGAGGTTCTGGGTAACTTTCGATAGTTCCGGGTCTGTATTATCGACAGTTTCTATCGGAATCTCAATTCTAACTGTTTCAGCCACTTTCTTCTCCTCCTTTCGGTTGTGATGATTCTATATATATCCTCGTGGAGGCCAGCATGAACGCCTGTACTCCCTTTGGTTTCTGGTAAAATTCATCCGGTGTAATGCCTGTCCTCTGGAATATGTGATGTAACAGACAGGCTTTTCCACCGGCTTCTATCAGTTTTTTGCTACTTCCTCAAGGTTGCTGTCATATCCGCTCAAAGCGTCGATACATTCAAGCACCTTGTCCTTTTCTCCTGCTTTTAAGCAGTATTCAATGACATCAAGCCCATTCATAATCTGCAAGCCTTTTGCTCTAAGTGCTTCCCAGACTTTCTTATTGTCCCAGAGCTTATCTCTGTCTGCTTCTACCGTTGCTGTATGAATCAGGGAAGCTCTGTACTTCACATTGTTGGTTTCCTCCGGTAACTTCATACCGAACTGTTTATTACGGACATATTTGGTCCATTTCTTCTTACAGCGGTCATATTCATCTTCCGCAAGTGGTCTGATGTCAAATGCAAAGTACAGCTTCTTGTCTCTGATGATTTCGATATGCTGTGTTTCCTCGCTGACATAACCGGCTGCGTCGATTAAGCCCTGAATGAAATCTTCCTCATGCAGACGCATCTGGTTTTTGGTTTCCTCTGCGTCAAGTTCGATTTCCTCTACCGGTGCTGTGGTGTTCTCTGCCTGAACCTCGTCATTTACGATTCCTACTGTTGCTTTTGTCTTTGTATCTGCCATGATGTTTTCCTCCTAAAATTTGAATTTTGATAATAAAAGAGAGGGTGCATTTCACACCCTCTCAAACTGTGAGACATTATGTGCCAGAGGCTTAGTCAATTCCAAGCAAGCTCTGTAAATCAGGCGGCTGGTTTACTGCAAAATTCCATGCACGCTTTACGACATCTCCTGTCGTGATGTTCTGTAAGTCAACCTGACCTGACGGAACGCATTCACTGTAAACCATACGCTGTTCAGAACCGTTTCTGCCTGTAAGAGTACCCTGAAAAGTCCAATACGGCATTGTCTGATTCTTCATAGCTTCTACAAGCTCCTGAATAAATGCGTCGTCCTCAACTACAATCTGGGACATGGTAAGCGATACCTTAAAGGTGTTCGCTGTTTCAAGTTCCTGTGCATTTCCTAAGACTGCGTATGAGGCATTGTTGAAGTTTACATTTGATGTAAAGGATTCAACGCTTGCCAGCATTACGCCGTCTGCGTTGTAGAAAGCACCGTCTTTACCGGTTCTGGCGTGTCGTGCGTCCCCGGCTGCTCTTGTGTTAATCATGCTACGCTACCTCCTTATGCGTTTGTGCTGAACTGGAATTTGTATGTGAGATAGATATGCTCCATACTATCCTTGTCAATAACTGAAATCTCGAACCATGCACTATCTCCGTCTGCGGTGTAAACAGAGCTTTCAGTTACGGTGCATGATGTGAGCTTGCCCTCGGAAACCATAGAATTTCCGACTGCCTGTAACTGGCTGATAACGGTTGCTCTGCCGTTCTTGTCGTTGTCGACTTTTCCGACAAGGTTATCAGATGTCACATTCATTCTGCGGATAAGCTCGTATCTGGTCTTTGTTCTACGAATTTTCTTCCAGCCGTCGTCCTGATTATCAGCCGGAGTGATTAAGGTATTGATTGCGTTGTCAATCCAAACCTGCTTCTGGCTGTTGTATGTGAGTACAAGACAGCCCTTTTTCTCTGCGTCGATAATCTGTGAGTTTGTAAGTCTTTCCAAAATCTCCGTAAATCCATTGATGACCGTATGCGTTAATGAGGAATTGGAAGCACAAGCTCCGATAAGACCGGCAAATCTTGCCGCTGTCTGGTAGCCGTCAATCTCCGTTCCCTGCTCGCTGATATGAGCATTTAATACATAGTGCATATTGCAGTCATTGAAAGCCGCTGCGTGTGCTTTTCTGGTGTCAAGCTCTACGGTGTACTTTTCAGCAACAACCGCCATAGCAAGAATACCAGCATTAAACACTCTATTCATAAAGGACTGTAAGAGGATATGCACCGCTGTTTCCTCTGTGTCTACGCAAATGGTGTTGAAGTCGAATGCCTCAACCTCTGCAAATGCGTTTGAATAGTCCTCCGTTGTTACGGTTGGGTCTGTACCGGCTGTGAAAAGGCTCTGTGACACAT